GCCCTAAGGACCCGCCCGCCGGGACACCCCTCGACCATCACGCGGGGTGCGCAGAAGACCGCCCTGCTGGGCGAGGATGTGGTGACGCTCACCGTGGAGAGCGCCGCCCCGATCCAGTTCGCTATCGGCGACACGCTGGACGTCTTTGGGCGCGCCTATCGCCTCAATCGCCTGCCCGCCGTGCAGAAGCAGGGCGAAAGGCTCTACACGTATGAGGTCGAGATGGAGGGCGTGCAGTATGACCTCTTGCGCGCCACGTATGATTTGACCATCGACACGACGAGCAACACGCTGCAAGACGTCCAGAGCGACGCCCTCACGGGTGGCCTCCGCCGCTTTGCGACGGTGCTCATCTCGAATGCCAACCGCGTCTTCCCGGGTCAGTGGGCGCTGGGCGAATGCCCCGACACGGCCGCCGACCGCACCCTGACGTTTGGCGAGACGGACAACTGTCTGGCCGTGCTGCAACGCCTCTGCAAAGAGTTCGAGACGGAGTTCGAGATCACCCAGACCGGCGGCCTGCGTACGATCCACTTTGGCAAGGTCGGGCAGACGTTCCCCTTCACGTTTCGCTACGGCCGCGGCAAAGGCCTGTACGCCTTGGAGCGGCAGAACGTCTCGTCGGCCAACATCATCACCCGCCTGAAGGTCTACGGCTCCACGCGCAACATCACCGCCCGCTATCGTGCCCAGCGCCTCTGCCTGCCGGGGAAGAAGAAGGGAGAATCCTTCCTCGAGAAAGGCAACGCCGTGAACCGCTTCGGCGTGTGGGAAGCCACAAAGTACTTCGAAGACATCTACCCTAAGCAGAAGGGCCGAGTGACGGCCGTGGACGCCGCCTCGGAGCTGGTGTTTACCGATTCGGCTATGGCGTTCGACCTCTCGGAAAAGGTCACCTCGAAAGGCGCCGACGGCAAGGAGGAGACGAAGACCACCTATCTGCTGCCGGGCACATCGGCCAAGGTGCACTTCAACACCGGCAACCTGTCCGGCTATGAGTTTGAGGTCGCCAAGTATGACCACGCCACAAAGACCTTCACCCTGAAAGCCTTCAAAGACGATCGCGGGGAGACGTTCCCCTCGAAGACCTCCGCCGCCTTTCGCATCGGTGTGGGCGACGAATACAGCCTCTTGGACATCGCACCCCCGCAGGCCGTGGTGGACGCCGCGGAGAAGGAACTGGAGGAGGCCGGCAGCAAGTACTACGATCAGAACAGCCAGCCCAAGGTGCAATACGGCCTCACGGTGGCCGAAGAGTTCCTGCGCTCGCTCTCGGGCGTTGGATCGACGTCGGACGTCTTTGCCGTGGGCGATTATATCCCGGTGGAAGATGAGGCGCTGGAGGTGAAGAAGTCCGTGCGCATACAGTCTTTCACGCGTAACCTGCTCCGCCCCTACGACTACCAGCTGACGCTCTCAGACACGGTCACCACGTCGATCATCAACCGCATCATCTCCGATCAGATCGAGACGGACAAGATCATCCGTATGAACAACATCAAAGACCCCGCCACGGCGCGTGCCAATTGGCGCCGCTCGCGCGAGGTGATGGCCGCCGTCTTCGATCCCGAGGGGAACTATTACACGGAAAAGATCCGGCCGCAGTCGATCGACACGATCGCCCTCTCCGTAGGTGCAAAGTCTATGCAGTTCGGCCTGACGAACACCGTCTTCGAGCCCAACTATCAGGGCAACGTGAACGCTATCCGTGTGCAGGGCGGCGTGCTGACGCATTACACCATCGACGAGGCCAAGGCGCGCTCCTGGACGCTGGCCGACGGCACATTCACGTTGGCCGACGCCTCCAAGCCGTACTACGTCTATGCCAAATGCCAGCGCGCAGGCGCGGGCGGTGTGATCCTCTTCACGCTGGAGCAGATCCCGGTCGAGAAAGATCCGGCCTATTACCATTTCTGGATCGGCGTCCTGAACTCTGTAGACTCGGAGCTGAAGGCGCGGTCTTTTGCCCCCATGTATGGCTTTACGATGATCAACGGTCGGTTCATCAAGACCGGCCGCATCCAGTCGGCCGACGGCCTGACGTACTTCGATCTGGACGAGGGTGTGATCAGCGGCAATATCAAGATCAAAGGCAATTCGGACTACGCCACCAAGACGGAGCTTCAGGTCGTTTCGGATCAGATCAAGGGCGAGGTCGGCAAGTTCAACGCGCAGCTGGGCGGCACGAAGGCGCAGCTGGACGCCTTCCAGCAACAGACGCAGCAGAACGTGAATAACCTCCTGAATCGCCAAGCCACAGCGGACGGTAAGATCTATCAGCTACAGACGGCTGGGTACATCACAACCGCGCAGGGTAATGCCCTCTACGCCTCCGCGCAGCTGGCTAATGGGAAGACGATCGCTTCTCTTATCACGCAAACCCCGGAGGCGATCAATATGATCTCTCGGAACATCAACATTAACGCCGCCGTAACATTCGAGAGCTACAAAGAGGATAACGCCCAAAAGCTGGCCGCCGTCAATCGGCGCGTATCCAATGCAGAGACGCAGCTCGACAATAAACAGGGCAGGAATGATACGTTCGACATCAATAACGCGCGCCTCAACGGGAAGACCGTAATCGAAGGCGGCCTTATTAAAACGGAGCTAATCAATACGAAGAATCTCGTGGTGGAAAGAGCTGCGATGATCGGAGATTTCAAGGTGAAGGATGGTACGATCATCTATAAAGACAGTATACAGAGAGGGGCAGGACAAACAGGTACATGGATAAGCGCACACGGCAGCATCGATCTTAGATCTGAGTCTGGCCCTGATAGTTGCGCAAAGCTTTACACCGGCGGTCTTACTATTACCACACAAGACTTTGCACCACGTGTTATAGACTGTTCTCATGGATCTGTAGCAAACTTCGCGGTTGAGTTTCGCGCTCGCGGAAACGATCCATCATGGAACAAAAGAACATGTATAATAGCTTCAAACATGCCTCACGTAAACACTATAAAAGCAGAGGGCGGAAGTCCTGACTTTCGGACAGTTAAAATCAACACCAAAACCGGCCTCTTCTGCTGGGAATAGACAAGCAACTCACCATTAACAATTATACAACCAATGAAAACAATCAATTTCAGCAAGGTGCGCGAAGGGGAGTACATCTCCGAGAGCTTCGCGCCGGAGAGCGACGCGATCAGCGTGCGCGTAGAGTTTGAAGCAAGGGCGACGGGCAATGCCTTGATCGTTGAGCGTTCCATCACGGGGCAAGACTGGGTGACGGCTGACGTCGTGACCGGGTACGGCTTCGACGGGAAGGCGGTAGAGTTTGGCGTGGACGGCATCGTAGCCGGGCAGCAATTGCGCCTCGTGGCCGGTGCGCCCGCCAGTGCGAAGTATATCGGATAACCAAAGAAAGAAGATAGATCTATGAAAATCGTGCATTTGATTCAGTACCACCTTGGAGGTGGACGAAAGAGGAAAGGCGGCAAGGGCGGACACACGCCCACGCCGCAGCTGCCAGACGCTGGCAAGCCGTATGTAGACAGTGTCAGCTATGACAAAGACGCCAAGAAGGTGCGTCTGCGTGCGCAGAACGCCCGGGCGGGAGAGGTCAAAACGCCGCTGGGAGATTGGCAGGAGTTTCCGGTCGATGTTCCCGAGCCTACACCGCTACCAGACGCGGGCAAACCGTTCGTCGAGAGTGTGACATACGACCCGGACACGCAGAACGTGAAAGTGCGTGCCAAGGTCGCACAGGCCGGGGAGGTAAAGACGCCCGAGGGGGATTTGCAAGAATTTCCGATCCATGTACCCACGCCACCGGCACCGCCAGCACCCACTTTGCCAGACGCCGGAAAGCCCCGTGTGTCGAAGTTCAATTACGATCCAACCACCCAGAAAGTAACCGTTCAGGCCAGCGTGTCGCAGGCGGGTGAGGTTAAGACGCCAACAGGCGACGAGCAGACGTTCGACATACCGGCGGCCTCTGAGATGCCAAACGCTGGAGAAGCGTACGTGGACAGCTGCGAATACGACCATGAGGCGCGAACGGTTACGGTTCATGCACGGAATTCAAATGCAGGGATAGTCAAAGATCCCAACGGGAGGACAAGTGAATTTATAATCCCGGTGCCTTACATACAACCAGTAAGCCCCCCTTATATTGATAAGTTTGAGTTTGATCCACGTACGGGTATCGTAAAGGCAAGGGCGAGAATCACAAATGCCGGTGAGGTGAAAGAACCAATCGGAGAGGAACAAACATTCTACACAGATATACTGTCACACCTCAAAGGATTCATTATTCTTTATGAGTTCGATGTGCCTGTCTCTTTTACCGGGACCGTATCAGCAGGGAACGGTGTTAGGCGTATTATAAACGGAGAAGAACATCAATCTACTATGACGTTTGACAACTACGCGCCAAGAGAGGGTGAGCAGGATCGCTTCTACATTTGCTCCGATCTCATTTCATTTGACGACGGCGGCACGATTGATTCGCTTCCAAATCCAATCGAATCATTTAAGATTTCAACTGAGAATATATTTACCGTTTTGAACCGGCAAATAAGTATTTCAAGTGAAGGATACGTCGTGTTAACGGTGTCCGGGTACTTTTGATGTATAGGCGGGGGGCCCCCCCCCCCCCCCCCCCCCCCCCCCCCCCCCCCCCCCCCCCCCCCCCCCCCCCCCACCCCCCA